GCCACTGCCACGCCAGCTCAAAGCCCGCGTATCGGCAGCGCGTGCGGACAAGGCGCTCAGGCCAGTCCACATACTCTGCCAGCGTCTTGTAAAGGTTCTCCAAGCCCCTAGCTACCCCCTAGCGTCCATATACAGCACGCCCGCGTGCCCTTGCCGCCTCGATGTCGAATGTGGTGCGCGCCCGCAAGATGCGCTCAATGTCTTCTAGCACCAGCTTGACACCGTCTCGTTGGCCGCGCTTGACGGCTAGCTCACTGAATCCACGCGCCTCAATGCCAGGATGATAGACCCCGCGCGTGAACACTTTTGGCGGCCTGCTATGGCCCGCATAGGCCCGCAAGCGTCGAGGCCGTGACTTGGCCCCAAAGTCTGCGTTGAATGCCAGCACGCCATTAGGCTTCTTGGGGAATATCCAGTGTGGCCGCGTGCCCCTGTCCACAAAGTGAAACGCCCTGCTGATAACGCTCACGCCAACGCTAGCCGAACCGCGACCGCGTCCGCCGCTCAATACCAGCACCTCTACTCTCGGATGGTGCTGCCAAGTGGACGTCGCCTCCGTAAGCGCACGCGACGCCTCTTTCGCCACAGCATGGCCCCAGTTGTACGTGTTGGCCGCGTAGCCGCCGAGGGCATTCAGCTTGCGAGTCACCCGCTCGTCGTCAATGGTTAGCTCAAACACCTAGCGCGTCACCTCGTATGGTGCCCACTCTTGCGAGCGCCGTATGCAGTCAGGGCAGTTCTCTGCCGCCGCGTCCATGATCCAGTAGGCGTCCCAGCCCGTGTCGGTTTCTCGCACATCCCAATGGCAGCGACAGTTGCTATGGCATTGCGTTGACCCGTCGCCTGGATACGCTGGCAAGCTAGGAACACCGCTGGCAAGCGCGCTGGCCCGCTCGTATGCCTGCGTGCTCGATCCATGATACATGCCAGCGCGGTTGGCAATCTGCGCCTCTGTAAGCTCGCCATCTGCCACGGCTCGCGCAAAGCCGTCTAGATAGCGATATTGCTCTTTCACCATCGCACCGACACGGCCCCAGTCCGCTTGTGTCATGGAGCCACGCCCGCCGTGGCCCAGCACATACTGAGAGATAAAGCTATCCTTGACGTCGGTTCGCATCATCCGCTGCCACGAATCCACCGTTAGGTCGCCTTGCGCTAGTCTCCGCGCTAGCTCGGCAGCTTGCGTTTGCTGTGCCTGCGTGAACGTATCGCGTAAGGCCAGCATGTCCTTCTGGCCGATAAAACGGCCAGTGCGCGTGTTGCGGTATCGCTTGGCGCTTGCCGACCATACCCACGGAGACGCCATTAGTCCTCAACACTCGCGTCTAGCAACCCGTCGTATTCGTCTGGCATTAGCTGGTCCCAGCGCGCAAGGGCGTGCTCGATGTCGCGGTCCGTGATAGCTACGTCCCCGGCGGCCGGTAGCGGCGTGCCCTCTGGCGTCACTCGCTCGCCTTGCTTGACGCGGGTGAATGGCTCGGCAAAGGCCGCCCTGATCGCATCGTCATCACGCGCCGCCGCCAGTCGCCCGCGTATCACATCGGCCACGTCGTTTGGGATGTGCTCGCAGGTGAACTCGGTGCGTTTTTCTGGTCGCCGCTTGCTCGCGTACCGATACCACGCGCCCATCTCTGCCTTGATCGCCGCCTCTTTGTCGCTCACGTCTAGCGTCTCGGCAACGTCGGCGGCCTCGCGTTGCGCCGCCCGTGTCGGCTCTGTCTCAGGCACCGATTCTAGCGCCTGTGGCCCCTCGGCAACCTGGCCCTTTAGCTCCGCTGGCAGCAACCCGCCGCGCTCGTCGCCTAGCGGCTCATCGTCGTCGTATGCCGCGCGAATCTCGTCAATCGTGTGCACCTGTGCGAACGCGGCCCGCTCTCGCAATGCAATGGCGCGGTCCACAACCCGCACGTCCTCGAACTCTGCGACAGACCGCCCGCCGTAAGCTGGCAGCACGTCCGTGGTCACTTTCTCAGCCAACGCCACTAGCAGCGGCCATGCCGATAGTGCCGCGAACGTCGCGTGTGCGTTGCTAGAGTTGGCGCGATTGGCGTCTACCGCCAGCATCGCCGCTAGGCCGGGTGCCAGCACCGTCCAGATCTCTTCCTTGGTAAACGTGCGACCTTCCAAGAACTGCATCTCGGCTTGCGCCACGCCCGTCGGCGTGTACTGGATCGCGCCATTGCCAACGCCCCGCATCATCAATAGCTGCTTGTTCTGTGCGCCGCCGTATGCCTCGCGCCAGTCGTGCTTGATCGTCTCCCAATCGGAGTCGTTTATCATGTCCGAAAAGCCCACAATGCCCGGCAGCTTCGCGTTGTCTTTGGCAAAGAAATTCGTATTCCACCGGGTAGCCTTCATGTCGCCAATGGCCTGCGTCGCTAGCGCCTCGATTGCCGACATGCCTACCCACGGGTTGGCGGGATGGTAGCCGTGCCAGTGCATAACCTCCCACGTCTCTAGCGGCATCGGTACGCCGTCGCCGGGGTCGTAGGCGAAGCCCTTGACGTACATGCGGCCGTCTGGCACAGGCTCGATGCGACTTGATGGGATGATCCACACCTCGGTAGGCGGCACATTCTCAGACGCGCGATTCAGCCACCAATAGGCGTTGCCCGTAAGCTTGCGCCATGCAAACGTGTTGTATAGCAACTCGTACCGGCTATTGAGCGGGTTGGGCCGCGATAGCAGCATCTCAAAGGGATGGTTCTCTACCTCGACCCGCTTCTCGCCGTCTAGCCCGTACACACCCAACGGCACCGCCGCGCACATGTTGGCAACGGCATCCACTGCCGCGAACACCCACGAGAGACGCTGGTATAGCTGCGCCTGCGCCTTGGGTAGGTCCAGTGGCGGCACGTTCTGCGCTTGCGCCTCTGCCGTGCGGCTTGCCCAGCGTGGCGCGCTGCTCACCTGTGCCCGCAATGCCTCCAGCTCCAGCTCCTCACGCAAACGCCGGATCTCGCGCCGTTGCTGCCAGCGGTCCCAGAATGCCATGCGCGCTCCTATACGAATGCGTACAGCGACGCGGGCGCTGGGTGGCTCGTCAGCATCCCAAACGCTCCCGCCGCGCTATCCCACTGATCGTCATGCGGCGACTCTGGCACCATCGTCACCTCGTCTAGCCACGCCGCGTTCCAAGATCCCGCAACCAGACGCACGTTGCCCGCCTCTGCCTGCGCCACAAACGGCATGGCCCGCTGAACCTTGTCGCCAGTGGACGGCATCGCCTTGACGTTCCATCCCGCTAGCGCCCGCACCATGGCCGCCGAAAACAACTTACCGCTGCTGCCCGGCTCTTGTTCCATGCCGATTGCCACGTCGCGCCCGTCGCTCTCTGCCGTCTGGCGCACAACGCGCTCGACCTCGCCCGGCCCGAATCGCCCGCGTATCACATGCTCGACGTACCAAGTGCCGTCGCGCGTTGCCATTAGCGTCCCGACGGTATAGTCGGGATCGCCGCCCTTCTGTGTCTTGCTAGTGGCGGCGAAATCCCAGTATCTCACGCGCTTGGCATCGGATGGCGCGGCGTCCACAATCTCAAACCACGCGCGCTTGGCGATGCCGCCGCTCATGTCGATGAATGCGCCTTCAAGCTCCTGCTCAGCAAGCTGGCCGCTGTACTGGCCGCGCACCGCGTGATAGAAGCCGTCTGGCAGAAACGGGTTGTCGCGCGTAGAGGCGCGAAATAGCGCCGTGTTCTCTGCCGCCTTGCCAAACACCTCGTAGGTCCAGTGTTGGCGGCCCTTTGGCGTGAACGTAGCAGATAGCCAGCCTTGTCTCCCATCTTGGCGTAGGCGCCCGATAACCACGTCAAACGCCGCCCGCGCCACCAAGCTAGCCTCGTCCATCCAAGCGCCGCTCAGGTTTGGCCCGCGCGCCCGCTCTGGATCGTCTAGGCTGCGGAACAGCACCTCGGCACCGTTGCTCAGTACCGTGCGAAACTCGCCCTTGTGCTCTTCCTCGATGACGCGCAACTCACCGCCTATCTCTGCAAACGAACGGTGTGTCGCGTCGCGCAGCATCGGATACGTTGGCGCGTACACGGCATATAGCCCCAGTTGCTGCGACGCCCGCACCAGCATGTCATAAGCGCCCACCCAGGACTTGCCGCTGCCAACACCACCCACAAAACCGCGATACAGCGCGTCACTCGCTCTGAATGCCGCTTGCGCTGGGTGTAGGCGAATCTCAATCGTCTGCTCTGACAATGCGCTCCACCACGGCTAGTGACACCGGCCCGCCATCCGCGCCGCTGATCTCGTTGCGTTGTGTCGCCTTGCCCATCACGCGGTCTAGCACCTCAATGGCCGCCTCTAGCCGCTTGGCGTTGCGACTCTTGCCGTTCATCTCGCCTTCCAGCACGTCAACGGCCTTGTCCATCAATCTGCGTAGGCGCTCTTGTGCAACGTGAACGCCGTCAAGCTGTGCCAATTGAACCGCGCGGTCCACGTCGGGCTTGTTATCCCATCCGTACACCGTGCTAGACGGCAGATCGCACTCGCGGGCTGCCGCCGCATCGCTACGCTGATACATGCGTGCCGCCACGAATTTTAGCTGCTCTGGCGTCAGCGTTCGCAGAATGTCGCTAAGTTGTTCGTGTCCGTCGTCTGGAATCACGGAAATCTACGAATCCTCTTCCGGCTCTATCGTCACTCTCAGCA